ATATCACCTTGAACATCTTTAATCTGTAAACTACCACCGTCTACTGTTATGTTTCCTGCGGCATCTGACTGCAATCTGGTGCCACCTATGTAAATGAAATCTCTAACAAATAAATCAGACCATTGATTAGTAGAACTTCCAAGAGCTCTTGTACCATTTGTATCTGGTATAATGGAACTACCTAACGCTGTAAGGTCTGTTGTAGTTGAAGCATATAGTTCATCAAAGTTTTCATTTATTTTTTTAAAAGCAGTTCTTAAAGGATCTCCGTCACCTTTGTTTACACTGCTACCAATATTAACTTTCTGTTTAGCCATTATACTCTCCCTACTAAGACTTCAACGATTCCTTTTCCATCGTCATCTTTAGTACCTATTGCTTTACCTATTACTGTACCAACAACTGGATTGTTATCTACTATTCCATATCCTTCTATTGCACTGGTAACAATTAAATCTCCTTTATCTACTTTTCCTAATACTTTACAATTCACCCTACCTTGTAAAGCTAGAGCTACAACATTGTCACCTTCTAAATTGCTGTTCATTAAGTGTGCAGGATTTTCAGATACAACACCAGCTACTTTTCTATCACCTTTATATTTTGTAACAGTGACCTCTTGCTCTCCACCTAACACAAGCACAGTGCCTACATCATAATCTCTATCTGCTATGTAGTTTTCTGCTAAGTCTGCATATTGTGCTGATGTTGCAGTTCCGCTAAAAGTGGTTGCATATACAGTATTCCATTTTAGCGATGAACCACCTAAACTTCTTGTGCTATTGCCGTCTGGTACTAAGTTTCCAGTTATTTCAGTTGCTGTGCTATTTGTCTTTAATCTGACTGCACCACCAGTGATAAGCAAAATAGTATCTGCGGCTGCATCACCGAAGCCTGTGTTAGCTCCTAAACTAATTCCTGTACTGTTTGCATCTCTTTCATCGTTAGCTTCTAAAAATTTTGTATAAATCCAGTCAGTTGCTAGGAATCCATCTGTTGAATATGTTGATGCTGATTGGAAATTACTTGCAGTTGTAATACCTGTTTCTCCAATATCAAGATTACCCTTCATATCTACTACAAGTGTGCCTGTATCAGTTCCACTAGCTTCTAAAATAGTTGCTTGTCCAGGAGTTTTTAATTGTAGTGTTGTACTGCTTAGACTTAAAACTTCGTATGTATCGTCTCCACCAAGTTTGATGCTGTTTACCCTAATTGATCCGTTGCTTTGGGTTTTTACTATTTTATTATTTTCTCCACTAGTAGTAACTTCTGTTACACTATATGTGCCAGCTCCTGTCCTAATTAATACTTCATCACCACTGTTTCCGAAAGCACCAAACTCACTATCACGTAATGCTCCGCCTTCGTCTAATACTGTATCAAAACTAATTGCACTTACTGCGCCATCTCCTGCTGCACTTCTACCTAAAACATGGTCGGTTGCAATGTGTGCTAATTTACCCGGCTCAACTCCTGTAGATCCGTTAGTAGCTGTTTGTAATTCAACAAAACCACTTGTTTCTGTAAATTCTGAATCTTTAAATGTTGCTAGTCCTAAATCAGCCTGTGATATTGAAGTTGCGTTTGCTCTAGTACCAGCTGTTTGCATGTCTAATTTACTTTGTGCAATAGCCGCACCTGAATTTACGTCAGCATTTTCAATAGTGTCTGGCTTATAATTTAAGCTGTATGTTCTATCACCATTTGTTGAAGTCACTGTTAATGCTACATCGTTGCCACTAGCCGCTTCAGAAGCATTTACGTATTCAAAATAACCTACTCCTACATTTGGATTGCTTACCGTAGTAGCAATGTTTGCAGACTTTCCTGTAGCTGTCACTATATCTGTTGAAACAAAATTTGCACTACCTACACCTGGAAGGAATGTTATTTTTCTAACAGTGCCTAATTGTTCATCTGTTATAGATTCGTAACCTTTTACTGTACCTGTTGCGCCAGACACTGACCCAGTGATTACATCACCAAATGCAAATGTTCCTAATGTCTCAGGATCAGTATAAATTATTTTATTGCCGCTTAATACCAAAAATTCGTTATTGCCTGGACTAAATTCGTTGACATCTCTTAAAAGTTTCATACTATTGTATGCTTCTATATTATCGTCAACATAATTTTTATTGGTTGCATCAGTGCCACTTAAAGGCAACCCAAGATTTTGTATTTTGAAAGACCCCATATTTAGGTCGCCTTCCATATCAGTAGATCCTGGATTTAACGGTAAGAAACCTGGTCCTATTCTATTTCCTGTAATATTATCTATTTGTGTACTTGTTCTTACATTGAAACCTAATACTCTGTTAATATAACTTGCAATAGCCTTTTCTGTTGGCACTGCGGAAGCACTGTCATCTGCAAAGCCATCATCAGCACTAAATTCATTGATAGTAACACCTTTCTTGAATCCTAAACTGTTTGCATTTGAAAGACCAATTTCACCTGCAAATGTAATATCTCCTGTTGATTGATCAACACTAAAGAACTTACCAACCCTAAAGAATCCATCTTGGTCTGTCGTAACAAAAAATACTCTACCTTTTCTACGTTCCCAAATCTGTGCTGACTGGGCAGTATCAGCGTCTGTGTAATTTGTTGCAAGTGAATTTACAGGATCACCTAAAATAACGTTAGGATAATTTGAATCATTGAAGCCACCTGTACCTATTTGGGTAAAGTCATGTCCTGTAGCTCTTAATAGCGAAATAGCTATTGTTATTTCAGCAGTTGAAGCTCTTTGTAGACAAGCCTTAAGTATTCTGTCACTAGCAGGAACAGCCGCATTTAATCCTATAGTAGAATAGTTTCTGTTAATATTTTGTGTTTCAAAATCTATAAAATCAATAAAAGCGTAATTATCTAATGCTATATTAGAAGGCACACTGTTAGTGCCTAAAGATCCTGATGTGCTTCCTGACAATTGATTAGTCGTATCAAATGTACCAGTTACATTTGTAATCTCAAGACTTGTTGCTCCTGTTACAGCTCTAAGCACCACACCAGTTGCTCCACTATTTGCTTGTGTAACAGTTTCTCCTGCTCCTACAGATATGTTTCCAGAAGTTGTTATAACAGTTACAGTAGTATATTTTCTTATTTGATGTGTTTTACCTGCATAAACAAAAATCATACCACCTGCATAACCAGTTGGTGCTGGAACACCGCTAAGTCCGGCAGTTATTGCGTCAGCCACAATATCCATAAGGGTTGTTGCTGTAGTAACTGAATTTGCTTCAGCGGCACTTCCTGAAGTATCCTGTACGATACCTAAGGTATTAACTGTTGAGTAGGGTGTTTGTGCAAGGATATCTAATAATATATCTCTAGCTTTATCTATAGCCGCTTCGGTTTGTGCTTCTTGTCCTCCTACAGATCCTGTATAATATCTTTTGGCGTTTGCTACTGTAGATGCATTTCCATCAAATAATAAGTCCTTTGCAACTCCATAAACAATATAGCTAAGATCTCTTCTACATTTTTCTTCAATATAAGTAAAGCCACTCCAAATTCCAACTCCGCCTGATATTTGTGAATTTATCCATGCAATAGTTTCTTCTACAATATATCTAATGTTTCTTACTGCAAGAGAGTGTGCATTAGGTCTGCTTAATGATGCAGGAGGTGTTCTTGTCGCTGTTACAATACTATCTCTAGCAATTCTTAACGCATCAGTAAAATTACTTGTACCTCCAGCATCAAGTGTTTGTATAGCAAGTTTTGTATCGCCTGCCGCACTACCGTAACCTCCTGTCAAGTGTGCAATAGATACTGGCATTTCTACATAATCAAAAGGTATTTCGAAAGTTGTCAATGCTTCGTCTGATAGCAATGGCCTACTAAAGGAATCTAATTGAGTAAATGATGTACTTCTATAGGTAACATTGTCGCTCTCGTCAAAGTTAATCGCTGTGCTAGGTCTTGTTATTAATTTAGAAGGATTATTAGCTTGTGCTAATATGTGATTAAATCTATCTTTATATTCTATTATGGTATTATCAGGCACTGCTTCTTTTAGCTGACCAAAAAAGTCATCAGCTTTGGCATCATCTGCAACTAAATCCAATTTATAAATTTTATTACTTTTAACTCCTGGCTCAGAACCAAATATTCCGGTAATATTAAAAGTAATATCGTTTGCAGGGCTCGAACCGCCTACTGCAGAACCAGATATTGTTATAGCAGAATCGCTGTGATATAATTCACCAGGTTTGGCTATTGTAACTGTTGCTGTATCCGGTGATCCAGCATGATCGATAGTAACATTACATGTCAATCCTGAACCGGTTGTAACAGTACTAGTACCTCCACTTGTGTATGCTGTAAAACCTGTACCGTCAACAGTGTTTCTCAATAATGAATCACTATAAAGCTGTACATCATTAGCATCTACTTTTTTGACATAGTATGTATTTGTATTAAGCTGTGTCATGCCAACAACACTAGCAATAGTTATTTTATCGCCGTCACGTAGATTATGTCCAGTCATAGTTACTACAACAGGATTTGCTTGTGTTGCGCCTGTAATAGAATTGGTTTTGGTAGCTGTAGTTGCAATGTCAGTATGACTTGCTGTCATGCCTCCTGTAGTTGTAACTGTTGCGGCACCAATCGTTCTTGCGCCTGTAACAACACTGTCTCCAGTTTCTCCTTGTGTTCCGTCGCCGTCCACATCAGATAAATTTGCAACACTACTAATTGAATAGTTTAAAATTCCTGCCGTAGGATGATCTATAGTTATGACACTTTGGGTTGTAGGTGGCCTATCTAAATCAAACACATATATGCTAGGATCATCTAATGCATTTGTAAATCCTGCAGGAGTATCTGTAATCGCTTTTGCAGGTTGTCCCATGTTGTTACTTAAGGCAACCTGGTCTGGTACTTCATTAGGGTCAGCACCTTCTGCAACTAATCCAAAATTACCATAACCATTAGAACAATTCAATCCTCTTATTTCTGATCCATTATTCGCATACATTGCTGTATGACAATAGTATGTAAATGTTGACACTTGTTCAGAAAATGCCGCGTTATTTGCAATCAATCCATAACCTAAGTCATTAATTTGTGTAAAGTCGTTTGCTAAAATAGATCTGTTACCAGCAGTTTGTAAAAATATATCTCTAGTGACACTTGTATCAGCGAACTGTGTTTCGTCATATCCTGTACCATCATTAGAATTTGCATCAAGGAATATAGTTGCTGTTCCTTGAGCACTGTCATAGTTTGCAATAGCATTTACTTGGTATCTGCGACCTTCTACATAAAATGGACAAGGTAATTGAGGTTCTCTCAATCTTAAACCTTCTCCAGGATCACTTCTAACTGTCAACTCAAAATTGTTAACTTTAGTTGTAATACTTGTAGGTAAGTTTCCTACATATGCATCAACATACATTCCTCCTGAAAATGTTTTTTTGTTAATACTTTTACTAAAACTAGAAGCAGTTTGTATGTATGGGGATTTGACTAAAACTTGTCCTTCTGGATCAAGCACACACATAAATCCGCCATGCCCTCTACAGGTAACATTTCTTACAATAGTTTGATCTCCCATTAAGAAGATATCAAGCTGATCATTTCTCAAAGGTGGATTATAATTTACATTGAATACAAAATTTATTTTATCTATGAATTGCCCAACTAGAGATACTGTTCCTGATTCACCCGCACCTAGTGTAATATCTGGTTGCTCTTTTGCAAGAACTGCATCACTTCCTGCTGTGTATTCATTTACAGTAACAGCACCAGGTAATGCACTTACAAAAGAATGTGTATACTGTTGACCTATAGGTGAAGCACCAACATTGACTGTTATCGAAGTAGGAGTAGTTGCTGTAATTGCTAACTTCTTTTCGTATGCAGGGTCAGAATTGGGCGAACTAGTTACAGATAGTTTTCTAGGATATGCATGATTACTTGTACCACCATCTTGTGAACAAGTAAAAGTTATTCCGTTTTCTATTATTTCTACTTTATTAGCTGTGGTTAAACTATGAGAGCCAATTGTAATTTCCATATCACCTGTGACTTCATTATATACAGCACCGGTTGGTGTAAACGACGCTGTTTGAACTGTGTATGTAGGTGCTACACCAGCCAATAATTGTGCTGACAAAGCAGATATATTACTAATGGCCGCTTCTGTCGCCACTTCTTGCGAACTATCGCCTAACTGAGTAAGATAATCTGTATATCCTAATTCGTGATAAGAACCTTGATTTTCTAAAGTTTTTTCTTCACCACCTCTTTTAAAATCATGAATAATACCATCAATAATTAAACCTGTATCTCTTCTACATTTATCCTCACCATATACTAAAGTAGGAAATCTATCATTTACAAATTTAATTGTTTCTTCAATGATATAATCTTTATTAGCCTGCATAATTGCAGCCGCTGTAGTAAAGTTACCTGCATTTGTTATAGGTGACCCTACATTAATAGGTTTTTCAGGCAAGTACAAATAGTGATATCCAAATCTACCTTGCACTATTCCTTCTTGATTTCTAAAAGGGGTACCTCCTCTTGCTATAGTTAAACCATCAAATTCATTATCTCTGTAAAAATAACTTTGAGCCCATTTACTTTGAGATACTCTAGGCTGTCTTGAATCTTCTTCCGTTTTTGGTTTTATTATTACACGTCTGAATTCATCGCCTTTTAACGATACATTAGCACCCAATTTAATAGGATAATCTTCTTCATATATACCTGTTTCTACTCTAATTGTAACTTGTTTTTCTTTATTAAAATTACCATATTGTAAAGGCTCTTCATCTTCAAAATCTTTTGCTGATAATAAATGCACTTGAAATACTGTAGGATTTGAATCTGTTGCACCTGTAACAGGATCTGTACCTGCTTCACTACTCACATCATTCGTAACTTTTACAATTCTACCTATTGCTTCAGATCGTATACCTCTTATAACTTTTCCCGGTAAAGCATCAGCATTAGCTGGATTAGTTTGGTCTGTATAATTTGCTACGCCATTAGTACATACGATTTTGTAAGTACTACCGAAAGCTACATCATCTCCGGAATCTATTCCATTTTGTAATATTGTTTTGATAGTGTTCCAATTTGCATTGATTCCTGATTGTGCATTTGAACTTGCATCTGTTTCTTTGCTAATTTGTCCTGCACTTGTATACGTACCAAATCCAGTTCCGTCTATAGGATTTACAGTTACAAATCCTCCTGATGTATAAGCATCAAATCCTGTGCCGTTTACAGGAGTAGTTAAACCTGCATCACCAAATAATTGAAACTTTTTAGCATTAGGCACTGATAAATTTTTGACATAAAATTTAGTTTGATTTAACTGTGTCATACCAGCTACTTCGGTTATTGCAACAGCCGTGCCGTCTATCAATCCATGATCTTCTACCGTTGTTATTTCTACAGGACTTGCCTGTGTTGCGGCACTTATTGTCTTTGCACTAAACGCCGCACTATATAAATCAAGTGTGGATGCATCAATACGCCTTGCAACATAGCTATTTCCGTTTAGTTCGGTCATACCTGCCACAGTACTAATGGAAATAGTATCTCCATCTGATACTGCATGCGATTGAGAAGTTGTAATTCTTACAGGATATGTTTTAGTAGCATTACTGATAGGTACTATACCATCATCAAAAAATTGCTCTTCATCTAATTGAAAACGTAAACCAACTTGTCCACCAGATGTGTATCCAGTAAAAGCTGTAGTGTCATAAGGAACGTCAAAAGCAGTATCTTGGTACAGTTCAAATGTATCGTCTGAAATTTTCTTTATGTATAATTTTTTACCTTCAATTTCAGTCATACCACCAATGTTTTTAAACAGCACAATGTTTCTATCACTCCAACCGTGAGCACCAGTAGTAGTAACTCTTCCAGGATTAGCCCTTGTAATATCACTTATTGTTTGTGCTTGATACATGTTATTTTGTAATATAGCACTGTGTAATTGTTGTGCAAAATTAATACTTGCTAAAGTTTCTGTCAACTGACTAGTAATAGCAATCCTACCACTAACTGATGAATAATATCTTTCGGCAGCTTGTCTAGTTAGAAAGTTTGCACTTTGGCCCCTGTTAATATCAATTGCTAGAGCATCTACCAAAAGTCCTGTGTCTCTCTCGCATTTTTGAATATTATATGCAAAATTAGGATAATTAAATGCTAAAAATCCTGTAACCTCTGCTATCACAAACTTTCTATTTTTTTCTGTTAAGTTTCTAGCTTGGGCAAAGACAGGAACATCTACATCTGCTCGTAATACTCTTGATTCAGCAGTCCCTCCTGTATGTGTAAGTGTCTGCATATATGTACCTGGGACTGCAGGCGCAGATCTAACAAGCTCGTCTGCTCTCTGAGCCGCGGCATTAATTGTTTTAAATGCATATGTAAAAGAAGTTCCTTCTTTTCCAGGTGGGACACCTGCCATTGAGTCATCACCTTCTGTGCTTACAAATAACACCTCAGGTGAACTATAGGCTGTGTTATCTACATAAAATTTTGTTGCGGCTTGATTATCTTCTATACCATTAGGAGCTCCTTGACCAGCTAATTCTCCTGGATGATCATGTAGGTATAAAGGACCTGTCATACTATCACCTTGTCTACGTGTTATGCTTTTACGTGGTAATCCTACATCATTTAAAAAGTTTCCGGACAAAGTATTGTCCAAAGCGGCATCTGTAATTGTATGTGTATCGTCAGCACTTATTGTGCCAGATACATTAATTTTATTATCGCCTGCAAGTGTATCACTATCAGAAGTAGCAAAAGCCTTATTTGCTTCTGTGAATAACATAATCCTATTTTCGTTTATAACTCTTACATAATATGTTGTGTTACTAACAAGTCCTGTAGGATCTGTATCTTCTGCTTTGAATTTAATTGCTAATCCATTTGATCCGCTTTCTAAACCATGTCCTGTAGATATTAAATTTTGTTCAACATTATAGTGTGAAAGTATTTCTACAGTATTTTCTACATATCTACTAATAGTCCAAGTATAGTGTAATTTTCCGGTAGGTTCATCTGCTACCCTTAAAGGCAGACCAGATGTTATATATCTTTGATCTGCATATCCTTTTGAAATAACTAAATCATCAGTGTTTATTTGAGCATCACCTGTCAAATTATGTGTTGAGTTAAAGGCACTGGCTACTTCTGCACTTATACCAACTTTTGCTATACCAAATCCTGCCGCATTAAGTGATCCGCCTAAAGTAGGTGAAATATCGTCTGAGACCTGTGTAAAAGATGTGCTTATTACTAATTTGCCTTCTACATTATATCTAAATGTAACTGTATCTGTAGCTGAATACAAGCTATCTGATACAGGTAAGTCACTGTTACTTCCTAGTTCTGCAAGTAAAATTTGTGTGCCTGCTGTGTTTACTAAAGGCACTGTGCTTGGTGTTAAATTGTCTGGTGTATCACTTAATGTTGTAAATGTGATTTGTCCGCCAACTCCAAATACTGCATATAGTTCAGTAAAGTTTTCGTTCGTTTTCTTGAACGATTCTCTAATACTATCGCCAGTACCGTCATTACCCTCAACACCAATGTTAATTTCTTGTTTTGCCATTTATTGCTCCAATTATGCAGGTATACTTAATTTATCCATATCAAAGTTTACACTAACTCCACAACCACAACTACTTTTTGCGTTAGGATTTACTATTTCAAACATTGATCCCATTATATCTTTTTTATAATCTATTACAGTGCCAAATAAAAACATTAAACTAGCACTACCTATTACAAATGTGTAATTTTTATCTGTTTTGAATACTTCGTCGTCATCTAATAATTCTGAAGGTGATTTATAAGTACCCCATTGATATTCAAATCCTGCACAACCTCCGCCTTTCATGTTAAGTGTAACTGCATACACTTCATTTTCTTCGCAAATTGTATCAATTTGCTTCTTTGCGGCCGGTGTTAGAGTACAAACAGACATTATAAATCCCTTCTTCTAATATATTTATGCATATTTTTTATAATCTTAATGTAAATATAATTATGTTCATTAAGGAATTCATAGAGAAAACACGATACGAACGTGTTAGTAAGCATGGAAAAAAACACACGTATTATAGAAATAAGACTGTAGTCTTATTACGTTGTGATAACTGTGATAAAATTTTTAATAGGTTGCGTGGAGCAATGGATCCTAACAGGATTAACAATAATGTATTTCATGTATGTGATACCTGCGATTCTAAAAAGTTTGCACAAAAAATGGGCATAACCCGTAAAAAAATATGGGATATGCCCGCTTCTAGTAATTTAGATATTAGTAAACTTTAGTCTTTTTTCCAAATAGTCCATGCACCATATGCTATTGCAATGCCTGCGGCAATTTTAGCAAGTGGAGCTAAAAATAGAACCATTAATCCTAGAATAATTAAAGCCGCACCGTCCCATGATGTTCTTTCTTTCATTCTAGCATTTATCCATTTTTTAATCATTATGTCCTCCTTTAGATCATGAACAATTGGACAAATGCCCAAGCGTTCATAATTGCAAACCATGTAACGAGAAGTATCGCACTACTTCTACGTATATATGTACTTATCATTGCTAATACACTTCCGATTAAATATAGAGGAATAAAAATTGTAGTGGCAGGATTTAAAATAGTAAAACTTAAAACAGCACTGCCTATTACCAACGTCACAGTTTCTGCCACCTCACAATAAAAAGCAGTTTTACTAATTTTATAACTTTCTTTAAAATAATCAACTATTCGTGTTAAACCATTCATACAATTTCTCACTTGCTAAATTCTTTGCTTTACTTTCGACCATAATATCTGCATGTTCCCAAAACTGTAAAGCCCATTCATTTACAGCATTGTTCCACATGTAGTCAGAATGTGCTCTAAGTTTCTGTTTTTTGTAACCATTATCTAGTAATTGTTGCATGTTAGGTCTATCGACAATGTTATGCACATCTAAATAATCTTCTCTTGATACAGAATAATGAATCACAGGACGCACTCCCCGCCAACTATCTACTATGCTAAGAAATCTATCGTCGGTGGGCAAAATATATTCACCTGTTTTGACCCAGTGATGGTGTATGTCAAGGACCAATGCGAGGTGTTTTTGCAACTCCAAACTTGCTTCGATACCCCACGAGTTTTCGTCGTTTTCAATCGTAATAGTGTTTCTCGCTTCTTTAGATAGTCTTGGGATGACTGCTTGTATACCGGCTGGACCTTTACGGCCGGAGATGTGTACATTGATCTTGAAATCTTGGAACTTTGCCCCGTATCCCATCCACCTTGCAACGTCAACATGATATTCAAACTCCTCTATACTTCTTTCTACAATGTCTGGATTATCAGATGCAAGGACAGTAAACTGCCCAGGATGCATAGACAACCTGACATCCAACTTCCTTGCAAGTTCGCCGACTGGCCTGAAATGCTTTTCGCAATATTTTCTGACATCATCTTTACGCCAAAAATAACTCCAAGTAGGCTCAGTGTATACAGGCAGGACATCGCTGCCAAGTCTAACCATTCGTAATTCATTGTCTAATCCTCCCACATACTTTATTAGGTTGTAGTAACTCTTAATGTTGTGGACCATAATATCCCACAATCGTTCTTCTGCAATTTCTTTAGTTTGCCTATTAAGCCAAGCCACTGTTGTACTACGAGTATTTAGTGGCCTCTGAATTTCTTCAAGAAGTTTCTTTTTTTGAGTTTGATCTGGGTGCATGTATTTACATGCAAAACCTATACGTTTCATTGTTTAACTTTAC